GGTAATGCTCGGGTGTGTGGTGATGCTCGGGTGTGTGGTGATGCTCGGGTGTACGGTAATGCTTGGGTGTATGGTAATGCTCGGGTGTGCGATGATGCTCGGGTGTATGGTAATGCTGACTACGCCACGGTGCATGGTTTTGGCTCCGAATATCGTACAACTACATTTTTTAAAACAAAAGCAGGAGAAATTGGTGTGAGATGTGGATGTTTTTATGGAAATTTATCAGAATTCCGTAAAAAGGTAGTAGAGACGCATGGGGAAACGAAAAAGGCAAAGGAATACTTGATGCTTGCTGATCTGATGGAATTTAGATTTTCGGATAACTCATAAATAGAAGAGAGGAAAAGTCAATGGAACAATTAACCATACATATATGAAAGAGAGGAAACAGTAATGAGTTTAGAAGTAACAATCAATGTACCAGGATTAAAAGAATTATCAGAGGCACTTATGCAGCTGGCAGTTGCAATGGGAGGAAAATCTGTACAAATGGACGAGGCAGCTGTCGGACAAGCCGTGCACGAACAGCAGAGTACGGAAGAAGCTCCTTGGGGGAATGCATCCATTCCACAGCAGAACACAACGGGGGCCGTACCAACTCCTTCAGTACCAGTACAAGCATCAGCACCGTCAGTGCAGGCACCCGCAGCAGTACCGACATCTGAACCGACGTATACAAGAGATGATCTGTCTAAGGCAGCCATGCAGCTGATGGACAAGGGGATGCAGGCGCAGCTTATGCAGCTAATCCAAAGCTTCGGAGTAGCATCTTTGATGGAGCTTTCACCGGAACATTATGGGAACTTTGCGACAGGACTTCGCGGAATGGGGGCGCAGATCTAATGAGCCATCAGGAGAGAACACATGCGATCTTAAGTGCATCGGGAGCACATCGATGGCTCCTGTGCACTCCGAGTGCAAGACTGGAAGAACAGTTTCCGGATACCACATCAGATGCGGCCAAAGAAGGAACTTTGGCGCATGAGCTGGCTGAGATGAAGCTGAGACATTATTTTCAGACAAAAGAGTTTGGAAAACGGAAATATAACGCCGAGGTTAAAAAACTGAAAACCGAAGAACTGTGGCAGGATGAAATGGACGGTTATACAGAAATCTATAAGGATTACATTAAAACGCTTGCGCTTTCATTTCCGGCAGAGCCTTATTCGGCAATTGAAAAGCGGGTGGATTTTAGTCAGTATGTTCCGGATGGATTTGGAACTGCAGACTGCATCCTGTTAAGTGGAAATACGTTGCACGTAATTGACCTCAAGTATGGAAAAGGGGTGCCGGTCAGCGTAGAAGAAAATCCACAGATGATGCTGTATGCGCTCGGCGCATATCAGGCGTACAGTTTCTTATACGACATTCGGAGCATCCATCTTGTGATCATTCAGCCTAGGCTAGACAGTATTTCAGAATGGGAATGTTCATTAGGGGAATTACTTGAATTTGCAGAATATGTAAAGGATCGTGCGAAACTGGCAATTAATGGAGAGGGAGAGTTCTGCCCTGGAGAAAAACAGTGTCGGTTCTGCAGGGGAAAAGCACAGTGCAGGGCAAGAGCAGAAGAAAACGTAAAGCTGGCTTTTAGCCCGGATAAAGGAAAACTTCCGCCGCTGATCAGTAATGAGGAAATGGGAAAATATCTTTCCACCGGGGAAGATGTGGCCAAATGGCTTTCAGACCTAAAAGAACATGCATTGAAAGAATGCCTTGCCGGACATGAGGTTCCTGGATGGAAGGCAGTAGAAGGAAGAGGTTCACGCGACTGGACTGATATGGATGCAGCATTTGAAGTGTTGAAGGAAAAAGGAATTGCAGAAGAAATTCTGTACGAAAAGAAAGCATTAACACTTGCACAGGTAGAAAAGACAATCGGGAAGAAAGATTTTGCGGAGATGGTCGGCAGTATGGTCGTAAAGAATCCGGGCAAGCCGACCCTTGTGAAGGAGTCCGATAAACGAGAAGCAATTACAAATAAAATCACAGCCGAAAAGGCATTTCAGGAGGAGCAATAATCATGGAAAATTTAACAAACGTAACAACAGGAAAAGTAAGATTATCATATGTACATGTATTCAAACCATACGCGTATCAGCCGGGACAGGAAGAAAAATTTCAGGTAACCATCTTGGTACCAAAGACAGATATGGATACGATGAACCGGATCAATGCAGCAATTGAAGCTGCTAAGCAGAGAGGGGTTTCAGATAAATGGAACGGAGTGTGTCCTCCAATCGTTTCGACTCCGGTATACGACGGAGATGGAGTGAGACCATCAGACGGGATGGCATTTGGTCCGGAATGCAAAGGACACTGGGTATTCACTGCAGGTGCAAAAGCTGATTATCCACCGGAAGTTGTAGACGCGAATCTGAATCCGATTATCAATCAGTCAGAGATTTACAGTGGTATCTATGCAAGAGTGAATGTGAATTTCTTCCCATATGCATTCGGAGGCAAGAAAGGAATCGGATGCGGACTAGGTCCGGTGCAGAAGCTTGCAGATGGAGAAGCATTAGGAGGAAGTGCACCGACAGCTTCACAAGCTTTTGGAGCACCTGCACCTCAGCAGACTGCAGCGCAAGAAACGCAGCAATATCAGCAGACACAACCTACAATAAATCCGATTACCGGATTACCAATGTAGGATATTTAGGGGCGTATGCCCCTTTTCGTAACAGGAGGGACGCAGATGTTAAGGCATTTGAGTATAGACATTGAAACAAAGAGCAGCGTGGATATCGGAAAAGCCGGATTGTACAGATATGCACAGTCAGAAGATTTTGAAGTGTTATTGTTTGCTTATCAGATGGATGATGGAGAAGTTGAGCTTGTGGATTTGGCACAGGGAGAGCAGATCCCGGAAAATGTACAGCTGATGCTGAAAGATGTGGCTGTTGTAAAACATGCATACAATGCAGCGTTTGAATGGTATTGCCTGAATCGTGCCGGTTACGAGACACCATTAGAACAGTGGAGATGTACTATGATACATGGACTGTATTGTGGTTACACAGCCGGACTGGATGCGACCGGAAAGGCAATCGGACTTCCGCAGGACAAGCAGAAACTGACAACCGGAAAAGCATTGATCCGGTACTTCTGCGTTCCATGTAAACCGACAAAGAGCAATGGAAATCGGACATGGAATCTTCCAAGACATGCACCAGAGAAATGGGAATTGTTCAAGGGGTATTGCAAACAGGACGTGGTAACAGAGCATGCAATATTAAAACGTCTGAATTATTTTCCGGTTCCGGAAGAAGAACAGGAGTTATGGCAGCAGGATATCCGGATGAACGCCTTTGGTGTGCGCGTGGATTCGAAACTGATTGAAGGAGCCCTGACGATAGACGGAGTGAGCAGTGCGGAGCTGACAGAAGAGGCGATCAATATTACAGGACTGCAGAATCCAAACAGTACAGCACAGTTGAAAGTATGGGTGGAAAAAGAACTATCAGACAGCCTAGAGGCAGATGTGGAACTTCCGGGACTACGAAAAGAAGACGTATCCATGCTTTTGGAAAGAAACGACCTTTCAAAGGAAATAAGGCGTGTTCTCGAAATAAGGCAGCAGCTTGGGAAAACATCCATTAAGAAATATGTGGCGATGGAAACAGCCAAGGGTACAGATGATCGTGTGCGTGGTCTGACACAATATTATGGGGCGAATCGCACTGGAAGATGGGCAGGACGTCTTGTGCAGTTACAGAATCTTCCAAGAAATTATTTAAAGACGTTAGACTATGCAAGAGAACTCGTTAAGACAAAGAATTATGATGGAATAAGGTTCTTGTATGGAAATGTTCCGGACACGCTTTCTCAGCTGATCAGAACAGCCTTTATCCCATCGGAGGGACATAAGTTTGTAGTTGCTGATTTTTCTGCCATTGAGGCGCGTGTAATCGCATGGCTTGCGGGAGAACAGTGGGTAAACGAAGTATTTGCCACCCACGGAAAGATTTATGAAGCAACGGCATCTCAGATGTTCCATGTGCCGATTGAAAAGATTGTAAAAGGAAACCCGGAGTACAGTCTTAGGCAGAAAGGAAAGGTTGCGACACTTGCGCTTGGATACCAGGGAGGAACAGCTGCGCTGATCGCGATGGGAGCATTGAACATGGGACTGGCAGAAGAGGAACTTCCGGATATTGTACAGAGATGGAGAAATGCGAATCCGAGAATCCGAGATTTGTGGTATGCGGTGGAACAGGCAGCGCTTACAACGATGCAGACGGCTCAGCCACAGGGCATCAACGGTTTGATTTTCCGGTATGAGGGAGAGCTGATGTATGGACAGAGCTTCCTGACAGTACAATTGCCAAGTGGGCGAAAACTTTTTTATCCGAAACCGTTCTTAAAGGAAAATCAGTTCGGAAAGATGGCAATCCATTATTATACAGTCGGACAGCAGACAAAAAAATGGGAAGTGGCATCTACTTATGGAGGAAAAATGACGGAAAATATCGTGCAGGCAATCGCAAGGGACTGTTTAGCTGAAACCCTCAGAAGGATTGAGCAATTAGGCTTGCAGGTCGTATTCCACGTACATGACGAGGTTATCATTGATGCGCCGATGGAAGTAACGGCGGAACAAATCTGTGACTTGATGGCGGAACCAATCAGCTGGGCACCGGGGTTGCTCTTAAAGGGAGCCGGATTTGAAAGCAGTTATTATATGAAAGACTAGGAGGAAACAGATGGATTACAATAGAAAATTATGGATCAGCACGGCCGGAACCAGAAAGGCAACGTACTGGCCGAAGAATGAAATCATGTGGTCTGATTTTGTGGACCGTCTGAAAAATCCGGTAAGAAGTTCTGAAACAATGGAGGAATATCTGGCGCTGGGGAAAAGCCAGCAGGCGGAATTGAAGGACGTAGGAGGATTCGTAGGCGGCACCTTTATCAATGACAGGAGAAAGAGCTCTTATGTACAAGGAAGGGATATTTTGACTTTGGATATGGATAATATCCCAGCAGGACAGACGGATGAAATATTGAAAAGAGTATCAGGGCTTGGATGTGCAGCTGCAGTCTACAGTACAAGAAAACATACAGGATATGCACCAAGACTGAGGGTGCTGATTCCGTTAGACAGGACAGCAACCTCCGATGAATATGAGCCGGCAGCAAGAAAAGCAGCAGCACTGATTGGGATCGAGTTCTGTGACCCAACGACATTTGACGCAAGCCGGTTAATGTACTGGCCAAGCTGCTGTAGTGATGGGGAATATATCTGTAAAAGTTATGATCATCCGTTCTGCAGTCTGGACGGATTGCTCGGGATGTATCAGGACTGGAAGTGCGTGAGCGAGTGGCCGCAGGTACCGGGAAGTGATGCGATCGAGCGCAGAAGACTTGCAAGGCAGGAGAACCCGCTAGAGAAAAAAGGAATCATTGGGGCGTTCTGCCGCACTTATACGGTCACGCAGGCAATGGAGAAATTTATCCCTGGCATGTATGAGGCAACGGATATTCCGGGGAGATATACATACACTGGTGGATCCACAACAGGCGGGGCGATCCTGTACGATGACGATCTATTCTTATATTCCCACCATGCAACGGATCCATGCTCCGGACAGCTTGTGAATGCGTTTGACTTGATCAGGCTGCATATGTTTTCTGACAGGGATAAGGAATCAAAAGAGGCAACTCCGGTGAATAAGCTTCCATCTTTCCAAGCAATGTCAAAGCTTGCAAGGGAAGACAAGACAGTGTCAGGACTTGTGGTAAAAGAGAAGTTTGAACAGGCAAAAGAAGTCTCCGGCATGAATCCGGCTGAGGATGAAAATGTGGACTGGGTCTTAAGACTTACAAGAGACGGAAATAATAGGATTGAAAAAACAATCAATAACGTGACCATGATCCTGGAGAATGACCCTTTTTTGAAAGGAAAGATTGTGACAGATGAGTTTGCAAGCTGCGGCATGGTGCGCGGGAGCCTTCCGTGGAATCAGAGAGAAGGAAAGCGGAGATGGGAAGATGTGGACTATGCCGGATATTATCGCTATATGGAGACATTTTACGGGATTACAGGCAAGGAAAAGCTGGACAATGGTCTTCTGATCGTCAGCAGTCAGAACAAGGTCAATGAGGTGAAGGAATACCTGACAAGTCTCAAATGGGACGGTGTAAAGAGGGTGGATACGCTTCTTTCGGATTATCTTGGGGCTGATGATAACCTCTATACGCGTGCAGTAATACGGAAATCATTGTGTGCTGCAGTGGCAAGGGGAATCTTAGGCGGTGTGAAATATGATTACATGCCGATCTTTGCAGGACCGCAGGGGATTGGAAAGAGTACATTTCTTGCAATTCTTGGAAGAGAGTGGTTTTCTGATTCCCTCACAAGTTTCGAAGGAAAAGAGTCGGCGGAGCTGATACAGGGAACTTGGATCAATGAGGTCGGGGAACTGACGGCGATGACGAAGCAGGAGACTAGTGCGGTCAAACAGTTTCTGAGCAAGACGCATGATATCTATAGGGCCGCTTATGGCCGTACAACGAATAAATATCCAAGACGGTGCGTATTCTTCGGTACAAGCAACGACAGCGAGTTTTTAAAGGATTCCACGGGGAACAGAAGGTTCTGGCCGGTAGATGTAGGAGAACATAAAGCAAAGAAATCAGTATGGCAGCAACTCCCTTTGGAAGTGGATCAGATATGGGCAGAAGCCTATATGTACTGGGCAATGGGGGAAGACTTATTTTTACCGAAAGAGATTGAAAAACTGGCAGAAGAACAGCAGGAAAAACACAGGGAGTCTTTTGCAAAAGAAGGTGTAATAAGGGAATTTTTGGATAGAAAAATCCCAGCAGACTGGAATAGCATGAACCTATTGCAGAGGCGGCAGTACCTCCAGGGAGGGATGCAGACAGCAGAAAAACAGGTTCTGGTAGACCGGGAAAAGGTATGTGCTGCAGAGATTTGGCAGGAATGTTTTGGAAGTGATATCAAGTACATGGGAAAAAGAGACAGTATGGAGATTAATAATATTTTACTGAGCATAGGCGGCTGGAAAAGAAATAAAGCAACGCAGAGATACGGCTTTTATGGAACCCAAAGAGGGTTTGAGAGGGTGTGAACAAGGTAGTGTAACGTTCGCGAACAAAGTATGGTTTTCGTGAACAAAGTCAAAAAAAATGAAAAAAATTAGAAAAATCACGAGTTTGTTCACATGTTAACGGGATTGTCACATAAATGTTCACGGTTGTAAACCAGTAAATATAGGTATCCACAGATATATGTGAACAATGTGAACAAACTTTTATATAAAAATAAAAAAATAAAAATAAAGAGTACACGTACGCTATATGTATTACCTAACGCGCCTAATAGAGAGTACACATACGCGTGCGAGGTTGTAGATGTTGCAGGAGGTGTGAAAATGTCAGAGAAAGAGAAAGAGATTGAGAAAATACTGGTGGCAGAAGTGAAGAAGTTGGGAGGTAAGGCATATAAGTTTGTCAGTCCCGGGAACAGCGGGGTGCCGGACCGGATTGTAATATTCCCGAAAAAACCCCCGGTGTTTGTGGAATTGAAAACGGACACAGGCGTGCTTACGAACCTGCAGACTGTACAGGTGAAAAGGCTGAGAGAACTTGGCCAAACGGTGGAAGTAGTAAAGGGGATAGTCGGATTGATCAAATTTTTCGGGAAATACGGATATCCGCAAGTGAGCATTCTACTTTCCGGAAAATACAAAGGGGTGAAAACAGATGGAGTTTAAACCACACGGCTATCAGAAACACTGTATTGAAAAGATCATCGAGATAAAAAAAATCGGGTTATTTCTCGATATGGGACTGGGAAAAACGATCACAACATTAACGGCCGTGAAGGAATTGAAATATAACCGGTTTGAAGTACGGAAAGTGCTTGTGATCGCACCGAAGAAAGTGGCCGAAGGAACATGGTCCAAGGAAAAAGATAAATGGGAGCACACGCAGATGCTGAGGGTATCTCAGGTACTTGGAAGTCAGACAAAACGCATCCGTGCACTGAACACACCGGCAGACATCTACATCACCAACAGGGAGAATGTAGTGTGGTTAGTGGATTATTACCGGAACAGCTGGCCGTTTGACATGGTGGTGATCGATGAATCCAGCAGCTTTAAGAGCCATAAAACAAAACGGTTTAAAGCACTTGCAGGTGTGGGAACAAGGATCAACCGTCTTGTAGAGCTTACGGGAACCCCATCCCCGAACGGACTTGACGACCTGTGGGCACAGATCTATCTGTTAGACGGAGGTGAACGACTCGGAAAAAGATATACGCAGTTCAGGGAACGGTATTTTGATCCGGGAGAACGCGGGAACAATGTGGTATATAACTACAAGGCAAAGCAGGGGAGCGAGGAAAGCATTCTGAAAATCATTTCCGACATCTGCATCAGCATGAAGGCAGAGGATTATCTGCAGCTTCCGGATGTGACATACCATCCAGTAACCGTTACCCTGGATACAAAAGCAAGAAAGGCATATCAGGAACTGGAGAGAAAAATGGTGCTGGCACTTCCGGAGGATGAAGAAGAAATCAGTGTGACAAGTGCAGCGGCGTTGAGCAATAAACTTCTGCAGCTTGGGAACGGTGCGATTTATGACGAGGATCGAAACGTGCATGAAATTCATAACTGCAAGATTGAGGCATTCATGGAACTGGTGGAATCTCTTCAGGGAAAACCGGCATTAGTGTTTTATAATTTCCAGCATGATAAGGAACGGGTCTTAAAGGCACTCGCAAAGACAGGGTTACGCGTAAGAGAGTTAAAGACCACACAGGATGAGGATGACTGGAATAATCGTGAAATTGATATTCTTCTGACGCACCCGGCAAGCAGTGCCTATGGGTTGAACCTGCAGCACGGAGGAAACCATGTAATCTGGTTCGGTCTCACTTGGAATTACGAACTGTATACCCAGGCAAATAAAAGGCTGCACAGGCAGGGGCAAACGGAGAAGGTAATCATTCATCAGTTGGTATGTGATGGCACAAGAGACGAAGATGTAGTACAGGCGTTGGAACGAAAAGATGATGTGCAGAATTACGTGATGCAGAGTTTGAAAGCAAGGATAAAACGGATTAAGGAGGAATCAGGAAAATGAACAAATACGAAACAAAGATGGACAAGATAACAACGGAATTTGCAGAGCATATCTGTGACAATCTGTGCTGATATCCGCACATGGCAGATGGAAAGTCTTTAGAAATTATATGTTCAGAATGTAAAATTGGGAAGTTTATCTGCGATATCTTGAATGAATACAAGCGGATTAATGATTTTGATAAGACGCAGACTGCAAAGCTGCTAAAGCAGGTGCAGGAGCTGAAAGAACGTGATACGGCGAAGAAACCGATTAAGACTAAGGGATTGAAAAATTTTCATGGAAATATTTATAAAGTAGTTGGCGAATGTTCTAACTGTGGCTGTGGTGTAAATAGCTTTATGATGTTTTGCGACTACTGCGGACAGCGGTTAAAGTGGGAGGCTTAGAGATGCGAGAAATACTTTTTAAAGCAAAGAGGTTGGATAACGGCGAATGGGTAAAGGGTAGTCTGATATCGACAGAAGATAACTCAGGTTTTATTCTTCAAAGCAAAACGAAAGCGTTTATTCCAAAAGGGGCTAATACGTTTTGTTCGACAGAGTGTTATGAAATCGACCCAACCACTCTCTGCCAGTACACCGGACTGACCGACAAGAACGGTAAACGGATTTGGGAGAATGATATTATTGAAGACGATGTAAATTGTTACAGAGTATATTGGAGTAAAAAATACAGCAATTTTTCTTGTGAATATGTCAAAACAGATGAGCCAATATTTAAAGGAAGAAAATGGGATTTATGGTCGATCATACAAGAAGAGGAAATATATGTTAAAGGAAACATTTTTGATAACCAAGAGCTGTTGGAGGTAGAGTGATGAAATACAGAAAGAAACCAGTAGTTATTGAAGCGATTCAATGGAAAGAGAATACAACGGAGATAATACAATTTTGTGGAAATAAATGTTCTTACAATGCAAATGATACTGCTTGGGAAGTTGGAAAAGGGATACCAAATGAAGAACTTATCATACATACCCTTGAAGGAGATATGATAGCGAGCAGAAATGATTACATTATAAAGGGTATAAAGGGAGAGGTTTGTCCATGCAAACCAGATATATTTGAGAAAACATATGAAGAGGTGGGGGGAATGAATGTATTAGAGAAGATTTTGGAAGAGATAGAAGAACGTGTGAACATTGTTGAAAACATTCCAGTAAATGAAGATGATGATTTTCTGGATGGTGAGGAGTGTTATGAAGACGGAAGAGTACAAGGTCGGTATGAAGAGCTGGTATGGTGCAGAGGCATGATCCATTCCCACATGGATGATGCGACAGATACGAATGACGGGTGGATTCTAGTAGAGGACGGATTGCCGGAAGGTGGAGAGAAAGTATTAGTATGGTACGAATATTTCCGGTATGGAGAATACAACAGAATGTTTCAAACGCATGGTATTGGATGGCAATATGATGGGCACTGGAGTGGCGATGTAAGTGGTACAAAAGCAAGATGTATAGCATGGCGTCCACTTCCGGAACCGTACAAGCCTAAGAAACTACAAACAGAGGAGAAGCCGGTACAATGACCGGCTAATTATGAAAAAGAAAATCTATATAAAAAACTAAATGTCTTTGTTTGATTATTACTATACACAGGATTTATGATGATATTGTGTTTGAAAATCATAGATTTTGTGAACGAAGTTTTAAAGATTTGTGAAAGAGGAGTAGGAGGTGTGAGATGAGCATTGTGAATTTTAATATCCCGGATGATGGATGGTTTTCGATGAATTGCAATACTTTGCCGTTAGATAAGCAATTATGCGTAATTATTCATAGATATAGCAATCAATCTCCGGGAATATATCAATACAGAAAAGCGGACTGGTTGCATAAAGAAAGCGATTATTTCTTAGATGTTTCGGAACGATGGAGATTAGAAAGCATTGGGTGCGAAGAAGAATGGGAACCAAGCTTTGCGACGGCTGGAATCATAAAATACTGGAAACCGTTAGGACTTCCGGTCAATGAAAATGAGAGATTGCAGCTAGAAATCGAACGGTGGTTTGAAGATGACGATACTTAGAGGACAGCGGAGCACGGTCTTAAGTGCTCCGACAGAAAGAGGTGATAAATTGAGCTATGGAAGAACACGGAAGCAAGCAAAGCTGGACGAAGAAAAGACATTTGATGACATTATAAAGCAAGGACCGAGTGAAACCGCAAAGTGGCACATGCAGCGGAAAGCATACACAACATGCAGTCATCGCAAGGAGAGGAAACAGTTGGCAGAGTATAGTAGTGTGGCGGATTTTTATGAGGCAAGACTTAAGGGAGGTGGTGCCGGTGGACAAGTTAAAACTGAAAAAGTACATACCGAACAAAGCAAGACTTAAAAGAATTGATGCGAGGATAGAAGAACTTTGTGAGACTGAGCCGGCAGGAGAAGTGATGGGAAAGGTTCGTGGGTCAAGTAAAGATTTTCCCTATACGGAAGTTAGGACATCTGTGATGATACCTGATCCGGATGAGCAGGAGCGAATAAACAAGCAAATCAGGAAAAAAGAAGAGGAACGCTTGCAGGTGTTGGCAGAGATTCAAGAGGTAGAAGAGTTTCTTGACGGGATAGGGGATGTGGAGATTAAAGAGATTTTTGAATTGCTGTACGTGGATGTGAAGAAGCAGAGAGAGGTTGCAGACATCATCGGATATAGCAGAGGAAGAATTTCGCAAATAACAAGTGAATACTTGAAAGATTAACACAATTAACATTTTAGATATGTTATAATTATTCTAGAAAAGTTATAATTAACTTTAGGCTTTTCTTCCCAAAACACACTTATATATCGAAAAGGGCGCCTTGCAAATTGTGCAATGGCACTAAGTTAAGATTAATAAAAAGGCTTCTATACTATAGTAAAAATAGT